GAAGATAAGCATGGAAACCCATAGCACCGAGACCGAGACTCCTTTCTCGATACGCTGAGTAGGCACTCTTGGTAAAGCCTTCCTTACCTTCTTTAACATATTTTTGAAAGCGTTTAAAATTTGCACTATATTCTCCTAACTGTGTTGTATCTATTGCATTGTCAATATAATGTTGTAGTATATTGTCAAGCATGGTTATTAAATCTTGTATAAAGTTATCATCCTTTGACCACTCATCAAAGTATTCTAAGTTTACAGATGATAAACAACATACTGCTGTTCTCTCTTCATCCGTTGGTAAAGTAATCTCTGAACATAAATTACTTTGACGTATCTTCAATCCTAAATCTTTTTGTGATTTAGATAAAGCTTCATTACATGTATCAATATTAACCATGTAAGGTTCGCCTGTTTCTGCTCTGGCATTTATTATCTGCCACCATAAATCTCTAGCGTTAATAGTCTTAACAGCTTCGTTAGTCTTAGGGTCAATCAATCTCCAGTCTTCATCTTTTTCTACAGCTTGTAAGAAAGCATTAGTAATGTTGACACCATTATGAAGATTAAGATTCTTTCTGTTTATATCTCCACCTGATTCTTTTCTCATGTTAATAAACTCTTCAATCTCCGGATGACTTATATCCATATAAGCCGCATAAGAACCACGTCTTGTAGTTCCTTGATTGAAAGCTAACATCTGAGAATCAACTACGTGCATGAAAGGAATTGAACCAGTAGAACGACTGCCATGAGTAGTAGATATACCGTTACTTCTAATGTCTCCCCAATATCCACCGATACCGCCACCCGAACTCGCCAACCATATATTCTCATCATAGTGAGCTGATAAACCATTCCTACTGTCAGGAACATAATTAAGAAAACAACTGATAGGAAGCCCACGAGTTGTTCCTCCGTTACTAAGTATAGGAGTGCTAAACATGAACCACCTGTGGGAACTGTACTCATAAAGTCTCTGAGCCAATTCAAAATCTGTCTCGCCTTTAAAAGTTGCTCCGAATACTGAGGCTCTTGCAAATGCTTCTTGGGCATGTGTTTCTCCTTCCCAAAGATATCTATCTCTGAGTGTATCTAAACTAAACTTATCAAATGTTTTTTCTCTATCATAATCTATCTCTATACCTAGGTAAGGTTTCTTTCCTATCTTATCTTCAACCATTATCTTGTTCCTTATTGTTTACGTATATTGCTATTATAGCATAGTGTATGATTTTATATAAATCTAAATTGTTTTTACCGTTCTTTTTTCCAAACCTCATAGCATACTTCATAATGTTTCCAAGACAGAATCCTTCTCCATATCCAGAATCAATTATCATATCTGTTGCTTGATACTTACCATTAGCATAGTGTTGGTCATACGTATTACCTACGTAAGCTTTTAGTTCATTTAATATTTTATCTTCGTTAAACTTATAGTTCATCATTCCTCCAATCATCCGGTAGTGTATCTTCACTATACCATCTAAAGTTATTTGTCTCTGCCCATTCAGCATGAGTTCTTTTTGTTTTGTTTTTTCTCATCTTAGCACCCGGCATTGGAGAGAAAGGTTTCTGAAATAAAAACACTAACTCATAATCATTAGGTATAGCTTCTCGTATATGTATGTACTTACTATACTCTGCATAGTCCCAGAACCTACCTTTAGCTTCTAGTAAAATTGTTTTACCATCTATAACCTTTACAAAATCAGGCTCGTATTTATGCTTAACAACATAATTAATATTATCCCAATGATGTTTCCATTCTTGTAGAACAGTCTCATGTAAGGTTGCTTCCCATAAACTGTCATACCCTTTAGGTACACCTACTTTCTTAGGTCTAGGTTTTCTTGGTACTCTTTTAGGCATCTAACTCTTCTAAATGAAAGTTAGGATTTTGTTTTACCTTTTTATAAAACCATCTAAGACTATAAGCACTTAACATAAATCTATTGTTAGCAAAGATATGTGTTTGCTCTGGTAGAAACTCGTGTAAGTTTTTCTTGTTAATCTTTTTAGTATCTTCTCCTTCAGGAACCATAGTCCTTATCCAATCAATAAGTAATCCTTCAGCTTTACGTCTTAATGCTTTTGCTTTTCTACCGTTCATATCTGTGTGACCTCTATAACATTAGGTGGTTTAGGTACTTGAGTTAAGTATCTATAACCTGTTGAATATTTAAACACCCTTAAACCTTTACCATCGTTAGCATCTTTATGACACTCATGTTTAAACCTACACCAAGTACAACCCTTTGCAAGTTTCATGTTGCCGGACTTACCATCTGGTTCATCATCATAACATTTATCAGGCGGCGTTGCTAACTTAATAGCTTTTTTAATATCAGTTATTTTCTTTTTGATATTAGGCTTATCAAAGTTATCAGGTTTAAACATAGCTAACTCTCCAGACTCTTTGTTAAGAGCAAGGAAGCCACCTTTGTTTGTTCCTTCTGCTGATTCATAACCTGCAAGTTGAGCCATGTATCCGAATGGGTCATCCTCTGCTAGAGTACCATCTTTAAATTTCTTAAAGGCATAACTAGAAGCAGTCTTTACATCAACAACCTCTCCATCAATAACACAGTCCATGTGTCCTTTAATACCAGAAACTTTTATTTCTTTCTGTTCACTTGTGACTTCATGCCCAGATAACTTAACAAGAAATAAAACTATCTCTTCAAGTAAGTGTCCATATAAGAACTTAATAAATGTAGGTGGAGATATGACCTCTGTATTATCAGATTCAGAGTTCATCTCATACCATAATTGTCTAGGCTGTTTGCCTATGTTAGACATACGTAAGGCAGGTTTACCTCGTGGACTAGGGTGTGACCAGTCGTATAGAATCTGTTTCATAGACTCTCCAAACTGCTCTATTGTGTCCTCATCTATGTCAAGATGTTCGCCTTTTCCTAAAGCCGACAATTTATTATATATATCTTCTACTAAAGTGTCAAGTGTTTTCTTATTTTTTTTCATCTTCAGTTTCCTTAAATGCTTTGATGACATCTGATGAGAATAATTTCTGAAGATTAACTAAGAACATTTTACTAGCGTTATGGTCTCCACCACATACAGTTTTAAAACTATCAAGGTCATCAACAATAGTTCTAAGTACATCTGTTTTAAATACAAGAGTACAAAACTCGTTGTCTCCTACACATAAATTATGAAACCAATAGTCTGATTCTGTTGCTCTAATTCCTGATGGTTTATTCCAAGACTCATACTCTATACATATGTTACCTGTCTTCATCCACATGCCTTTTTCTGATTTAACTTCTATCTTCTTACCAGTTAGCATGTCTTTTATTTTATCTTCTCTTATCTCTCCATACTCTAAGTCAATATCAAATTTCTTTCTATCTTCTTTATTTGGTTTCATTGGAACCTCCTTCTAAATATTTTATAGCTCTTTTCATATTATCAATATCATCTTTTAAAAATCCAATAGCTCTGTTGCAAAGGTGACACAACCATCCTCTAAATTTATCTGTATCATGGTCATGGTCTAAACACCAAACTCCTGCTTTTTTTCCTCCTTTTAATCCTAAAGTGTGTTCGTTACCTAAACATATAGGACATATATAATTCTCAGGAGGCAGTCCATGTTTAAATTTTAAAGTGTTTCTAACTTTATTTAATTTTAAATCACAACTTCTACAGTTAGCTCTTTTGAATTTTTTTTCTCCACTTTGCCATGGAAAAGATTTTAAAGGTTTAACAACATTACATTTAACACACAGTTTTGTTTTCTTTATTTTTATTTTAAGTGGTTTATCTTTAAAAAGAGAAAGTTGTTTAATGGGTTTCACTCCAGTTATCTCCTATCTTGTATTCGCCATCTAAAGGACAACGAAGATTAAAATGTGTTCCTGCTTTTACAATACTATCTACTGCAAAGTTTCCTATAAAATCAGCTTTATCTTTTGGTACTTCTATCTGCCACTCATCATGTATGTTAGCTACGAATTTATAATCCATTGCATTTAATCTTAACACATCATCTAACATAACCAATGCTTGTTTCATTACGATAGCACCTGCACCTTGTAGTAAAGTGTTCAATGCTGAATGTTGATTACGAACATACAGCTTCCTACCATCTAATCCTTTGAGGTAATTTTTTGCTGAAGCTCTTTGTACCCTGTCTCTAAGAGACTTAAATGTAGGCTTATTATCAAAGAAATATTGTCTAGCTCTCTTACCATCTGCTGTACTTCCTCCGACCACGCTACCAAGTTTTTCATCTCCTGCTCCGTACATAAGTGCATAGATGAATGTCTTTGCTTTATCTCTAGATTCAAGGTTTGCAAGTTTTTGATTAGCGGTGTGTATGTCTCCATTGAGAATTTCATTTGTGTACTCCTCGTCATTCATATAGTGAGCTAACATTCTAATCTCAAGACCAGAAGCATCAACTCCGATTAAAACATTACCTTCTTCAACAGTCCAACATGCTCTACATTCTTTACCATAAGGACTATAGACTGCCGGTACTTGTGCCATGTTAGGATTCCTGTGTGTCATTCTTCCTGTGATAGCACCGTTAGGTATTACAAAGCCATGTACTCTACCATCTTCTTGTACAGCTTCAACCCAAGAATCAACTTGAGCTATACGCTTTTGAAGTAGTAAGAAATCTGCTATAAGTTTAGCTTCGTGTATGTGTGTGATTGCTGATAGAGTTTTCTCATCTACTATAGGCTGACCTGTAGGTGTAAACCTTTCAGGCTTCCAACCAAAGTCAATAAGATATTCTCCAATTTGTTTACGACTACCAAGATTAAAGTCTTGTAGTGTTTGTCTCATAAAAGGTTCAAAGTTATTTGTATCTAAACATCTTTGATACTCATCATCTGTAAGTCCACGCTTAGATAAGTCTCCATCTTTCTTTATGTAAGGTGTAACTAACTTATCGTCTACCCATTTAGGTTTATATGTATTATGAAC